TGGGGAAGCCGGTTTTCCAGTATTGCAACGAGTGGCAGGAAACCCGAAAGCCGCCGAAGGCTGCATGGAAGGTGGGTGACGAATGAAAATACGAATGAAGCGACCGCACGGTGCCTACAAGCCCGGCGAGGTGGTTGACCTTCCCGAGAGGCAGGCCCAAAGCCTCATCGCGTGGGAGTATGCCACCGAGGTGCGGGACTCGCAGCAGGCCTTGATCGAGACGGCAAGCGTGGAGCCGGTGGCCGAGTCGGCCGACCTCACGCCCAGGAGGCGACGCAGGGAATGAGACGCTACCGGAGCCTGCGGCGATCAACAGCCCCCGTCGTCGAGCCGGTCACGCTCTCTGAGGCGAAGGCCCACTGCCGCGTCGATGCCTCGGCCGACGATGCCTTGATCCAGGGGTACATCACGACCGCCCGCGAGTGGGTCGAGGACTACCTTGACCGGGCTCTCGTGACGCAGCAGCTTGTGATGAAGCTCGATGCGTTTCCGGCCGAGATCGAACTGCCCCGCCCGCCGATGATCGCCTCGGGCACGGCCACGGCGGTTACGATCACCTACGTCACCGGCGACGCCGGAGGCACCGCGACGCTCTCCGGTGCCAGCTACCGGGTAGACCGGGACGCGACGCCGGGCGTGATTCGCAACCTCTACGGCGGCTCGTGGCCGTCGCACCTGCTCGACCAGAACTCCGTGACGGTGACGTGGTGGGCCGGCTACGGCGACACCACGAGCGTGCCGCAGCGGGTCAAGTCGGCCATCCTTATGTGCGTTCACGAACTCTACGAGAAGCGTGGCGACGGGGCGATGCCCGTTGCTGCGATGCGGCTGCTCGACACCGTCTCATGGGGAAGCTACACGTGAGCCTGTCTGCCGAGATTCTCTGCCGGATCGTCGGCCTGGAAACCGACACCGCCGGCATCGCCCGCAACACCCGCGTGACGAAGGCGGATTATTTTCTGGCCTTGAGCGACGGCGACGGAGCGAATCAAGCTCAACTGATCTACAGCGACAACCGGACCTCGGGCGGCACCGATACCTTCCAGCTTTCGGCGCTCTCGGACACCCGCGACGGCGCGGCTGTGTCGGTTGTGTTTTCGGCCGTCAAGACGCTCTATGTCGAGAACACCCACGCCAGTGCCACGCTGACGCTCACTGGGGCGTTCACGGGCAGCGTGCCGGCCGGCGGGATGCTGCTAGTGACGAATCCCACGGCGGGCGGCACGGCCGCTGGGACGCTCTATATCGCGTCCTCGGTGGGGGCAACGTACAAGCTCGTCATCGTCGGCGAGGGGAGCATCGTCTGATGAAGGCCGGCGACCTCCGCGAGCGGATTACGGTGCTGGCCTATCGCGAAACGAAGAACGCGATGGGCGAGATGGTGCCGGTCTACGACACCACGTTTGCCGAAGTGTGGGCCAGCGTTCAGGGTGTGACGGCCCGAGAGTTTTTGCTCGCCGGCCAGCAGCAGACCGAGGTCTCGCACCGCGTGCGGATGCGGTATCTGACGGGCCTGACGCAGCAGATGCGGATTTCGTGGCGGGGCCGCACACTGGAGATCGTCTCGATTCTGGAGCACGCCAACCGGAGCGAGCACGAACTGCTTTGCCAGGAGACGACCTAATGGCGGTCGCCGGCGTTCAGTTGAGCATCGACACGACCGAACTGCGGTCGCTTCGGGACAACATTCAGTCATTCTTCCCGAAGGCCGAGGCCGCGGAGAAGCTCGGAGACGCCATCGAGAAGGCGATCCTGCCGCTCTACCTTCGGCTCCGCGAAGTGACGCCGCTCGGGCCGACAGGGAACCTTCGGCGAGCGGTGGCACAGAAGGTCGTCAAATACAAGCAGACCGGTGTGGCGGTCGGCATCGTGGGCTATCAGCGGGCCGGCGCGGCCGGCAGTTCCAGTGCGGCCGGCGGCTCCGTGCGTGCCGGGCCGGATCGCGGCTTCCATCAATGGTGGCTGGAGTTCGGCACGCAGCAGCGGACAGTCTCGAAGTTCTCGAACGAGCCGTACCAGCGGCGTTCGCCGACGAAGCCATTCACGCGGGTCCGCAACGGGCGGCAAGAGACAGTTCGCGGTAAGGGCGTTGTCCACTGGGTCAGCGGGCAGAACGCCTATATCGCGTCGAGCTTCAACAAGCTCGGCCCGTTCAAGTTCGACCAGAAGTCGGCCGGCTCCGACGGCCGGGTCCAGACCGACCCGCCGTATCCGCGGGCGTTTTTCAAGAAGTCAAAGACGCCCATCGTCATCCCCGCCATGCCGGCCGGCGGCACCGCAGGACGCCCCCCGGTCCAGACGGCGTTCGACCAGACGCAGGCCCGCGTGGCCGAGTACCTTCAGCGGGAACTCTCCCTGACGATGCTGGAGGCGTGGAACGCCCTGCGTATCCGCGACTCCGGCTCCGTGACCGGCACCGACACGCTCGGCCCTGGCTAGGCTGCAAGAAGCCCCGCCCGGCGTGGCATAGTGCCATATGCCGCTCAAGAGCCCCGAACAGGTCTGCCGGTCCGTCTTGATCGCCGACGCCGACGTGGCGGCGATGGTCGGCACGCGGGTCTATCCGGTCATCGCCCCCGCGACGGCCGACCTTCCGTTCGTGACGTGGCGGCGATCTGGCGTCCAGCGGCAGCACACGCTCGCCGGCCCGATGGGAATGCCAACCGTGATCCTTACGGTGGACATCTACGCCACGACCTACGAGGCAGTAAGAGACCTCGCTGACAAGTGCCGTCGGGTTCTGGATGGGTACGGCACCGCTGAGACAGACTCGGTAGTAGTGAAGAACGTCAGCCTCGACAACGAGGCAGACGGGTTCGTGCAGTTGGCGGGCGGCGAAATGCCACCGGTCTACAGCGTCACTCAGACGTATTCCGTGATGTGGTCCGAAACGTAGGAGAATCGAAGAAATGTCAGCCACGCCGCATGATGGTGCCGGAACGTCGCTCGCGCTCGGCGCGACCAACTACACCATCACGAACGTCGTCATCACCTACAACGACCCGAACGCCGACCAGGAGAAGATCGACGTATCGCACCTCGGGCTCACCACGGGTGCCCAGGTCGCCACGATTGACCGCCCGCTGAAGGGCAGCACGACCGACACGGGCCGCTCGGTCCAGTTCGACTACCTCGGCAAGAGCATCATCGCGGACGGTGCGACCGGAACCTGCACGATCAGCACGGGCGGCACGTCGCTCCTGGCTGGCGTGGCCTACACGGTGAACTCCAGCACGCTGACGCTGGCCGTGAACGACGCGATCCGGGGGCAGGCCACCATTCGCATCGCCCGCGTGTAATGCCGTGACGGAGGCCCGTCATGGCGATTCCTTGTGCGGGCGTGACGGCGACGTGGGGCGGGCAGGCTCTCGGTGAGCTCGTCGAGGTCGAAGTCACTTGCGGCGGCTCGTTGCCCATTGGTCGGGCCGCGGCCTATTCGGTTGACGCAGGCACTATAGAAGTGAAGTGCCTGAGCACCGTAAGCCTGTCGGTGGCTGAATACGGTCTGAAAAAAGCCCTCGCCTTTACGGGCGGCGGGCTTGCTTTCTCGACCAAAGCTATCTGCCAAACGCTGCGTCTCTCGGGCAAGGTAAACGACGTGGCACGGTACGCCGCGACGTTCAAGATTGTCCAAGAATAAGGAGCACAGCGTGGCACTGACGGCAGCGGAACTGGCAGCGCAGATCATGGCCGCCGACGACCTCGGCGTCCTCAAGGTGAAGGTCAAGGAGTGGCCCGACGCTGAGGGCAAGCCGACGATCCTCGGCATCCGCGTGATGACCGTCGGCGAGCGTGACGCCTACGAGCGTGAGTGGATCGGCAAGCGGGAGACGGGCATCGACAACTTTCGCACGAAGTTCCTCGCCCGCTGCCTCTGTCACCCCGAGACAGGCGAGCGGCTGTTCACTGACGAGAAGGTCGAGAAGCTGGCGAGCAAGTCAGCGAAGGTCGTCTCGACGCTGTTCGAAAAGGCGATGAAGCACAACGCGATGTCGGAATCGGATGTGGAGGAGTTAGCAAAAAACTGAACGTCCGCCCGCTGCGAAGATTCGTCTTCCGGCTGGCGGGGCATCTCGGAATGACGGTCGGCGAGATCGAGCGTCGGATGACGACGCGCGAGCTTGCCGAGTGGCTGGCGTTCACGAGGTACTACCACGCACTTCCTGACAGTTGGGCCGAGACGGGCCTGATCGTCTCGGCATCGTTGGCGCCTTACAGCGAGCAGGGCAAGACACCGAAGGCGAGCGACTTCAACCCGATCGAGAAACCTCCGCAGCACGCAGTCCAAGCACGAGACGTGATTTTGGACTTGAAAAAACAACTTGGATTCGACTGATGGCGAACGTGCTCTCACTGGCGATGAAGATTTCTGCGGACGCCACGGGCGTTCGGCAGAGCTTGTCGCCCGTCGAAAAAGCGTTGCAGCAGTTAGACAAAGAGGCCGCTAGCGTCACGGCGGTCTTCAAGAAGTTCGGCAGCGAGTCGGCAGCGGCGGTCGCCGCCCAGGACAAGTTCGGCATCCGCGTCCAGGCGTTGACGGAGAACCTCAAAGCCGGAATCACGTCGCCGCAGGAATACGCTAGGGCACTTGAGGAGCTTCAGCGATCAGCCGAGCAAGCGGCTGGCGACCTTGAAACGGCCTCGCGGATCATCGAAGCCAACCTGACGCGCGAGCAGAGAGCCCAACGCGAGTTCGACAACTCAACCGCCGAACTCAATCGGCTTCGTGAAGCCGGCCTGCTCACCGAGGAGCAGTACGCGGCGGCGCTCCAGCGAACCGCAGAGACGTACTCCAAGGCCACGCTCGCGGCTTCCAAATACGAGGCCGCCGCCGAAGGGGCCGGCGGCGCCGGCACACTTAAGTTCAACGAACTGTCTGGCATCCTCTCGGCCCTTCCCGGCCCGCTAGGCAACGTGGCCGGCAGGCTCTCTGGTCTATCGAGTGCCGGCGAGGGTCTGTCTCGTGTGTTTTCCGCAGGGCTGTCACAGGGGCTCACGAGCATTGGGGCGTCGGTGGCCGGCCTCGTTAATCCGTTCACGGCGGCGGTCGCTGGCGTGGCGGCGTTCGGTGCTGCGGCGACCGCAGTTGTCCAGGGACTCACTTCCCTGGAGGACCGCGTCGAGAAGCTCGGCAACACCGCCGACAAGCTCGGCGTGTCGTTCGAGTTTATCCAGACGCTTGAAGCGGCGGCTACTCGCAGCGGCACGAGCATCGACGCGGTGAGTGCTGCGTTCGGCCGGCTCCAGAAGTCGGTGCTGGGCGTTGATGAGGAGAGTAAGGCGGCGCAAAAGGCGCTCGCCGAGATCGGCGTGACGGCGGAAGAGTTGCAGTCGCTTTCACCGGAGGATCAGTACCTACGAATCGGCGAGTCTCTAAGCAAGATCGAAGACCCTGCCCGCCGCACCGCGACAGCAGTAGCTTTGTTTGGGCGAGCTGGTGCCGACCTTCTTCCGTTCTTTCGCAACATAGGCGGCGCGGCCGGAGACATGGAGCGTTTCGGCAGGGCACTCACCGTCATTGACCGTCGCCGCATCGACGAGTTCGGTGCCGGCCTCGACGCCCTCGGCGTGGCGACGCAAGGGCTCGGGCAATCGCTCTTGCTGCCGTTCGTCGGTCTTGGCGAAGGCGTCGCCACCGCGTTCGCCGAAGTCACAGCCGGGCTCACGGCGATCATTGATCCGATCGGTCAGGTGCTGGAGCCGGTGCTGACGAACATCGGCCGCGTGATCGAGTTCATCGGCACAGGCATCGGCAACCTCGGCCGCATCATCGGCGTGGTGTTTGAGCCGTTTGCGACGGTCGTGCAGGCCGTGTCGCAAGCGTTTGAGCCGTTGGCGGAATCCGTGTTCGGATTCCTTGAAGGAATCAGCAACGCCCAGGTCGCCGTCGCCGAGTGGCTTGTGTCGTTCACGCCCATCGGCGCGATTGCCGCGAACGTCGGCGCACTCGGAGAGACCATCAGCCGTGTCGTGACGATCATTACAACGGCATTCGGGAAGGTCGGCGAGGTAATCGGAAACACGCTCGGCAGCGTGGCCAAGTACGTGGGCTCTGCCGTTTCTTCGTTCGTCGAGTTCACCGGACTCAGCGGTCCGCTGTCTGCAATCGGCAGCGTCATCAACAGCGTGTTCGGGTCCGTGGCGTCCGTGTTCACGACGATCGCCTCGGCCATCGGCGGCACCGTCGGGCGGCTGCTCACGATCGCGGAGAACTTCCTGGGTATCGACCGCTCGGCCGAGCAGGCGTCCGAGAGCGTCGACAAAACGGCGGCCAGCGTGCAGTCGTTGACGAAAGAGGAGCAGAAGGCGTTCGACGAATTGCAGAAGACTATCGCCGGCAGCGGCAAGTCTCTCGACGACGCCATCGCCAAGGCCGGCGAGTTCGGGCAGGCAGGCTTCGACGCGGCCCTGGAATTCCAAACGGCCTTGGAAGACTTGCAG